ACAAGAGATGTCTTTGCTACTTATATCAATGTTAATGCCTCGATTACTGTAATTACAGCAGGTTACAGACTATTCGCTTTTAATGCGATTGAAACTGCAGGAACAATCCACAACAACGGAGCTGCTGGTTCAGGAACAACAGGAGGAGCAGGAGGACTTGGAGGATTTTTTAAAGCAGGTGGTGCAGGTGCTGCAGGGTTAGGAACAGGTTCAGCAGGTGCTAATGGAACAGCACAGGCAACCCCAACAGCTAACACTTGGGTTGGAGGAATTGGCGGAAGAGGTGGTCAGGGTAGATTAAATACTACAACTTTTCATGGTGGACAAATTACTTCTGTAAATGTAACACCACCTGCAAATGCCGACGGAGGTTCTAAAGTTACTTCAAATTATATAAATTACTTAACAAGATATGTAGTCGCTGCAACAAACTGGCAAATGACCCCTTCAATCGGTGGAGGTTCAGGGGCTAAATCAACAACAGGAACTACAGCAACATCAGGTGCAGGTGGAGGTGGTGGGGGAGTATGCTTTGTGGCCGCACCTCAAATCCTTAATCCCACAGGCACAGGAACAATATCAGCAAATGGTGGAGCTGGTGGAAATGCAGCAGGAACAGGAGGAAGTTTTGGTGGAGGAGGAGGTGGAGGTGGTGGAGTGATGTGTATGATTACAAGAAGTTCAGAAATAACACCAACAGCAGCAGGAGGAGCAGGAGGAACATCAGTTTTTGGAACTAATGGAACTTTACCTGTAGCACTTGGAAATGGTACAAATACAACCCTTACAGACACAATAACTTTGACTCCTACAACTATTTTATCTAAAGGTAAACTTTATATGATAACTTTTCACTTACAAAACACAGCAGGAGTAGGTGGTATTGGAGTAAATGGGGTATCGGGTTATGGAATTACTTGGAACATCGTTTCTGGTTCACGAGTTGAATATTCAACAATCGCAACTCCTACAAGAGTTCAAGAAACTTGGTACGGAATTTACACAGCAGAACCAGACTTGGTTCAAGATGACACAATTACTGTTACTTTATCTCATGTAAACACATCAGCAAGAGTCATTATTGATGAGATTTCTAATGTAGATGCAAATTTTGCTGTTTCTCCTTTTACTGCAAATCAAAATACAAACTCAACTAACTCAGCAACAACACTAACAGTTACTCTACCTTCCGCACCAACTACAGGTAATCTTGTTTACTCGGTCTTTACAAGGAGTGCAGGTACAGCAACTACAGCAGGTGCAGGTAATACATTAGTCAATAACCAAACAACAGCCCCACAAATATCTTCTCAGGTGTCAAACGCTCAACAAGCAAATATACAAACTCATACAACTGCTGCTGCCGTTGCAGGATTTTCTATAGAAATAATAACTTCGGTTAGTGGTAATAATGGCTCAACAGGTTGGGACGGAAAGGTGGTGCAAATTTATGGATAAACAAACTTACGATAAATGGAACAATATTAGAAGTAATAGAAATGGGTTTTTAGCACAGACTGATTGGACACAACTTCCTGATGTAGAACTTACAGTTGAGTTAGTTCAAGCTATGAAGGTTTACAGACAACAACTTAGAGATATAACTACAGATTTTACAAACCCTGATGATGTTGTGTTTCCTGAAAATCCACTTGAGCAACCAGTTGAATAATCTCATAACATTTATTATTTATAACTTATGACCGTATTCTATGATGTCGCAACAATTCTTAAATCTGTAGGTGCTTTAACAGAACAAGAAGCAATACTTCCAACAGGAACTGATCTTTCAGTCAGACTTCAATTTGTAAATGATGCTTTAGGTGAGTGGTCCGATACTTATACTTGGAAAGATCTAAGAGTTACTTTAAATATCAACACTTCTACTGCTTCAGTAAATATTATTAATTTACCAACAACCTTTAGAGAACCTTTATCAACACTATATTCTTTTTCAGAAACAGAAAATAAACCTATTGCTTACCCTTTAATAGACGCAGAACAAAGATTCACAAGAGAATCAGATGAAAAATATTGTTATCTTATGAATACATTTTTAAATAAACAGCTAGTGGTAAATCCTCCGTTAGCTTCAGGAGTTTCCTGTCAATTAGACTATATGTCTTTCCCTTCATCTGTTGCCACCACTTCGGACTATGTTCCAATTTCAGCATCACAATATCTAGTTAAAAGAGTATCAGCTATGGTATTTCAAGCTAGAGGTGATTCAAGGTACCCACTTCTTCAAGCAGATGCTCAAAGAATGTTATCCAACGCTATTGAGGAGCAAAATGTGCCATTTGGTAAGGTTAATAAGATACCAATGTACACTTATGGTTTCACAATAGGAGTTGATGGATAATGCCTGTAATCAATACAAGACAACCCTCTTATCAACCACAGCCAAGATACCAAGTAACCTACAATGGGTTTCCAGGAGGTTTAAACCTTTTCTACACTCCTACTGAAATTAAAGCTACAGAATTAGCTCAATCTGATAACTGTATGTTAACTGGACAAGGAATTGTTACAGGTAGGTGGGGTACTAAAACCTACTTTTCAACAGGATCACAAACTATCCGAATGATGGAAAAATATGAAAACTTAGGTACAGGAGCTAATGAGATCTTAGTTGTTACAGATGAAGGATTGCTTAGAAAAAAGTCAGGAACTTCAACAACAGTAGTTTCAGGTGCTTCATTTCAATCTCTGGCTTCAGGTGCCTATATCAACTCAGCTCAAATTGGAAACTTTCAATATCTTGTTTCTTCGACTACACCAATGACAAGATACAACGGTACAAATTTAACTACTTATACAGGAATTTCAAAACCATCTTTAACTGCTGTAACTTTTGTTTCAGGTGCTACAGGTACAGCAACTTGGTCATATAAAGTAACTGCTATTGGAACTACAAATGAAACACTTCCATCAACTGCTGTAACTTTGGCTAATATGTCTTTTGATAGAACTAAGTTCACTGTAAACATAACTTGGTCACAGCCATCTACAGCTACAACTGCCATTACAGGCTTTGGAGTCTATGCAGGGTTACCAGGAGATGAAACATTAATTGCTACAGTTGGACCTACAGTTACAACCTTAACTGATAGTGGACTTGAACAATCATCAATATTTGCCCCATCAGCTGATTACACAGCAGGTGTTAAAGCTAAATTCATTAAAAGGTTTGATGACAGGTTAATTATTGCAGGAGTAACAGGAGATCCTACCCTTGTTATGATTTCAGGTAAATACCCATATCAAGATAGATTTAACTGGCAAAATGGAGGTGGCTTTATTAGACTAGCTCCTGACGCTGGAGATGAAATTACAGGTATCGAGGTTGTAGGACAAACTGCACTAGGAGGGTTATCTACTCCTGGCATCTTGGTATTTATGAAAAATTCAGTTTATCTTGTAACGCTATCTTATATTGATATTGGAAACTACTCAGTTTTAAATCCTCAATTTCAAAACATTTCTCCTGTTGGTGCTACTTCATTTAGAAGCATTGTGAACATTCAAAACAATACTTTCTACTTTGGTAGCCAAGGACTACAGACTGTCGGTAGTGAGCAAAATTACATCTCTCAAATTAGAACTAGAGAAGTTTCAGCAAGAATCAGACCTTATATTCAAGGAGTTATTGCAGATGATTTACCTCAGGTAGCTGCAGGTTATATGGACTATAAATATTTATTCTCATTTCCAGAAACTAAAGACACTATGATTTATGACTATGAAAGAGCAGTATTCATGGGTCCTTGGAAGACTCCATTTGGTATTACTCAATGGCTAGAATACACAGATGACGTTGGAGATATTTACTATCTTGCAGGTTGTAATGACGGTATTGTTAGAGAGTTTAGTGCAAACTATAAATCAGATTCAGGTACTCCAATTATTAAAACAATGAAGACCAAGAAAGAAGATTTTGGTAATTGGTCAGTTTTAAAAACTATCGAACTTCTAAATATGTTATTTAGAGAAGTATCAGGGTCTATCAATGTTTCAGTTTTGTATGAAGGTAGGGATGGAGTTATTAAAAATGTAGCTAAATCTTTTACCATTACAGGGGACGCAGCAGGAACAGGATGGGGTACAGACCTATGGGGTTCCCATAACTGGGGTACTTCCAACACTAATGTAGTATTACCTCAACCACAAGACATTATTAGATGGACTTCACTATACAAAACAGGAAGAAATGTTCAACTTGAAATCTCTCAAGTTGCTAATGAAGTAAACTTTCAAGTTGCCGATATTAAAATGTCAGCTACTCTACAGCCTGAAGGTTCCTTATCTTCTCAACTTAGAATATAACTTGTATTTTTCTTTTAATTTTATTATTTATAAACTATGGCGAACTTATATAATGTACCTCTTAAAAATGCTGTACAGAAAACTTTATCAAATACTTTAACTTCAGGTGAAACTGGAACTATTACATTTGCAACTTCTGTATCATCAGATTTACAAGCTTCATCTTCAATTCCAGGAATCTTGGTAATTGATAGAGTAGATGTTAACGGGA